AGAGGAACTGTCTGTAATAGAAATAGATGAACAAATAAAAAAGGAGGAGGAATGAAAATGAGAAGAATAACCGGAGAAAACACAAGACAAACAACGCTGGAAGAATACGGGTTTACTTTTACTAAGAAAACCGAAGAGGAGGAATAGACATGAGGAGTTTAGTAATACTACTTCTCGTATCATCCTCTCTTGCTGGATGTGCAGAGATGATACCTGACCCGCCAGTTGAGGGAAATGACCCTGTATGGATTACGGAGTATCACAACTTCACGTATGAGGATACCAACAACAGCACAATGCCTACTATTTCATTTGGTAGCAACGACACGTTGGTAGACATATTCTCAGCAAGTGTAACACTGTACAATGAGACAGTTAACATGACTGTGGAGAAGAAGCCATACTTCTTGATAGGAGACATGTGGTTCCAAACAGGAGTCGCTCCTGTTATGGGTGAAGTAACATTGAACCTGATAGAATTACATGGCTATGACTACAACTGCACTGTTGTCTACAGGTTGTGGGAACTGTGACTTTAGCGGGATATAATGGTACGATTACCTTTGCTGGTTACACAACAACCAAGGCGAAGATATGGAAGTGTGGCACTTGTGGTGCTATGATGACAACGAAGCGCAACAAACCAAAGCAACGCTACGTTCAACCATTCTATGTTGTTAATGGGAGGTCTACCATAAGCGACAACTACTGTTGCGAGTTTTGTATGGAGGGTGAGTAGTAATGAGTAAGATTTGGCCTAGAGACTTTCAACTTGAACGCAAGCACTACGAACCCAAAGCGTACCACAGGGGAATCAGTTGTTTACATGTAGACCCCGGAACTGTTGACGAGGCATACTGTAGGGCATGTGATGCGAAGATGGATGTGGAGAGGAATGTTATGACTAAGCGAAGCATGTATGGAAAGGAGCATCTCTCTGATTCGTTCCACTGCCCCAACGTAGGTAAGGAAGGTCACTTTGCTAAACTAACGAAGAGATTTCCATCGTGGGGTAGACGCTGATGAAGAGAGCCGTGACAGTTCGCTTCCCAGCACCACTACCTGCTGAGATTCCCTGTCCGATATGTGAGGGTAACAAGTGCAGAGTATGTGAGATGCGAGGAAGAATCGAAGTCACAGTTGATGCCAAGGTTCCCATCCACAGGCATCTGATAGTTCAGTACGTTGCTGAGAACCTCAGTGACATTTCGTTTGAACTAACAAAGCATTTCGGTTTGGTTCCCGATGTCGAGACCGAGGACATGTTTCAAGTCGGGAACAAGACATACGAACTGGTGAAGATTAGTAGTCTAGGTGGTGTGTGTTGGGTGGCTCATAGAGTAGATGAGTTGGAGTCACCTAGATACTTCAAGTCACTGAAACAATTACAGGAATTCAAAGGAGGAATACAAGATGGACAATGATGATTGGAAGATAATAGCAAGAATACAGAGAGACTCAAACAACGAAGTTATCGTGAAGAGCGGTAAGTATTGGAAGTTAGATGTGGTTGACCTGAGATGGTTCAACAACGGAAAGCCCACCAAGAAAGGACTGAGAGTTAACATGGAAGAAGCAGTGTTGCTCTCAAAGGCTCTGAATAAGATAGTGGATGATATAGATGACACTGAGTAAGTTCAGCAGACTGTGCGAAGTATTGGAGAAGCAGAAGCCAACGAAGAAGAGACAGACTCTATCGGAGAACCTGTCTTCCTTCACTGATGGTGAGTTACTTGTTCGCATACTGTGCGAGGAATATGAATCCAATAACATCGGAGAGAAGACAGCAAGGAAGTGGATAGCCACATCCTTCGGCATCTTCGATGAGGAAGTAGCAGAGGCAGAGAGAACTTGGTCTGATATCGGAGAGGGGATGAATCAGTTCATTGGCTTGGACAAGGAGGATTCTGACATCTCATTGAAGACACTGATGAGTCTGTTGACGATGGATTGTGCTAGAAGTGATGGGTATTCCTATCAGTTGTTCAGGGAGTCTGTCAACAAGATGTCCGGACTAGAACTCAAGTGGTTCCTACGATACTGGTTGAGAACACCGAGGAATGGTGTATCAGTATCCACAGTGGAGAAGGCACTAGCAGATTACTTCTCTGATAAGGATGTATTGCTTTACGGTAAGTTCCACAAGGCTTCGATTGTCTATAGGTATCTCGTTAACGACCAAACCCCACCATGTACAGTTTTACATGGGGGGTTCATACCTTGCGTTTTGGCAAAGCCCTTCAACGGTAAGATTCCAGAACACTATCACGTTGATGTGAAGTATGACGGCAATAGATACCAGATACACAGGATGGATGATAGTGTCATCATATTCAATCGAAAGGGCAATGTTGTTACTGAGCAGTATCCTGATGTGGTTGACATAGTGAAGAACTTCAATGCTCATCAGTTCATCATTGACACTGAGATATACCCTATTGATAACAGAGGTAGACCTGCTGAACACAAGTTGCTTGCGAAGAGAGTACATTCCAAGGACAAAGCCATGGCTGTTCGTGAGTGTCCTGTCAATCTCGCTATCTTCGATGTGTTGTATTACATGGAAGAGCCGATGATTGACAAGCCCTACTCAACAAGACTAGGCTATGTCGAGGACTTCCCAAGTGAGTACCGAGCCATATCATGGAACAACAATCACTCAATCGAAGCCGCTTACAACATAGCGATAAGTTTGGGATATGAGGGTGTTATGATAAAGGACAAGACTACATCATATGATGTTGGCAAGAGGTCTAATACGATTCTCAAACACAAGCCAGCAAGAATAGAACTGGATGTCGTCATCACTTCTGCCAAGTATGGACAAGGCAAGAGGTCGGATGTATTCGGTTCGTTTGGTATCTCAGTCAACGATGGTCATGGGCAGTTCACTGAGATAGGCTCAGTCGGCAGTGGTTTTTCTGATACGGACTTGATGTTATTAACTACAGAATTGAAGAGGATTGTGGATGTGTACGACAACAATACATTCCACTTCCTTCCTAGAGTAGTTATTGAGATAACAGCCGATTTGATAACTAGGGATGTTGATGGTAAATACTCTGTCAGGTTTCCAAGAGTGAAGAGAATCAGAAGGGACAAGTATGTGTCAGACATCAATAAGATGGAAGACGTTGTAGCATTGGCATAAAATATTAATACCAATTTGCAGACGATTGCTTGTGTTTAACAAAGACCAACTTCAAGGCATTATGCTTGCATCTAGCATACCAGAAGTTATTGTCGCAAGAGACAATGGTGTGAGACTAGGCTATCGTGTTAGATTACGAATATCCTTGAGAGGACATAGCGTGTTTCTCTCAGCGATACAACGCTCACTGTTGCAATATGAAATAGATGCTACATACAAGGAGAAGGAGAGTAAGGCTAGACCAAGGCCGATACTGCTAGTCAATGGACTAGAAAACGTAGACAAGGTTTGTGGGCAATTGATACCCGACCTACCTTGTAATCCATTTTGGCATGTATTCCAAGATATATTGGAGATGTGTCAGAATGGAGAACACCTTACACAGAAGGGTCTCGACAAGATATTGGAATTGAAGGGCTTCACATGAAGTGGTGTCCACGTTGTAATCTTCGCCCTGCTACGAAGGGGGAACTGTGTGGTGCTTGTCATGTGACTGTCACCTTGAATAAAGCAAAGGCAGACACTATCACTGATGAGGAGATAATAGAACACCATGTCTTTGAGAGAGTCAAGCGTGGTTGTGTAGAGTGTGGTAACAATGACTTCGGTTATCAGGCTGGTGTAAAGGAAGAGAACAATTTGAAGTGGTTTATACTTCAAGTTCACTGTGATAAATGCGAAGCGAAGTATGAAGAAATAATGGAAGTGAGGGTTATAGATGAGCCTAATGAAAACGATGAATCAGAATAGAGCAATAATAGTAGTAGGAAAAACAGATACAGAGAAGATGACAAAGGCAATGACCTTTGTTTCCGATGACCCGATAGTTGTATATGCCAACGAGTATGACATAACTGACAACTATTCGATTCCACCAGAGCGTGGCATAATAATCGATGAGGTGCATTACAAGGCCAACATCGAACTAATACGCAAGACTATACTGGAATATAGGGGACAAGTAGTTCTGCTATCTGACAATCAGAAGGATGTGTCCAAGAAACTACTGAGCATCTGTCAATTGAAGAGGGCTACGAAGAAGACGATGCTTGAGGAGATTAAGGAGATAGCACCAAGGTCAGATGAACCAGTGAACTTCGATGTTGACATCTTCTCATTGATACGAGAGTATCTTCGCAATACAGACAGAGAGGAAGTCAAGGACATGCTGATGGTGAGCAAACCACCAGACATACAACTACTGTCTTGGATAGCACCAAACATACATCCCAACAAACTAGGCTTCGTTGACTTCTATGTGAAGAGAAGGTGGTCTAACGAATACTTCTATGAGATGTTAGCGTACTCTCACGATGGTAGGATGCAGAGGAAGATGGTCATGCCAAAGAGAAGGGCGTATTCCACGATACCGAAGATATGCTACAAGTTGAGACTGAGAAGAGCAGATGCCCATCTGTTGAAGGACTTGTTGAAGGATGAACAATTCAAGGAATATGCTAAAACTAAACTAGACAACACTGAATGTAGAATGTTGAAGTTGGGTGAGAAGAAGAGAAAGAAGCGATATGCACCAATCATTCCACAAGGGACTCTTGAGGAGTGGCTGTGATGGCTGGACCGATAAAGCATGTATATCGCAAGAGAGCAATGATACAGTTCGGTAAAGAACAAGGAAGGAAGTTATTCAATCTCAAGGAGATGAGATATTATCTGAATAACTTCATTGGTGTAAATGGTAAGATACACAAGCAGACTGGTACTACTGCCGTACAACTAACCAGTCTAATCAGAATACATCCTGATTTCAGGTTCTACCCTAGTCAGGAGAAATGGCAGTATATAGGACAATTAGATGAGGAGGAATAAGAATGAGCAATAAGAAAACAAATGAAGTAATAGAGAACGTGAGTCATGCAATTGAATCTAGACAGCAGATTGCGCTAGATGCAATAGAACTCATCATGTGGATGAACAAGAGGGTTACAGAACTGAATTTTGAAGTACACAAATTCAGGAAAGAAGCAGATGAAAAGATAAACCATTTCATGGATATATCTAGTATGATTATGGATGAGAGCAGGAGTGAGGAGTAATGTTGTGGACAGAGAAATACAGACCAACTAAACTCATGCATGTGGTTGGACAATCGAACTTCGTGCTTGATGCAGAGCATTGGGTGACTAATCAAGAGATGCCTAATGTCCTGTTGTATGGTGTAGCGGGTGTGGGTAAGACTGCCGCCGCTCTATCACTTGCAAACGATATGCTAGGTGATGATGTCAAGGCTAACTTCTTTGAAATCAATGCATCAGATGACAGGAAGTTGGAAACAGTCAGAACGAGAATCAAGGAGATTGCATCAACGAGCAAGATAGGTGAAGCACCATTCAAGATTATACTCCTTGATGAGATGGATGGTATGACTAGAGATGCACAGAATGCACTCAAGAGAATCATGGAACGGTATGCTGATAATTGTAGGTTCATTATAACTTGCAATGATAGGCACAAGATTATCCATCCTCTTATATCGAGATGCGCTAACTATTCATTCAAGAGATTGAATAACGATGCCATTAGGAATGTAATATTCGATGTGTTGGAAAAGGAAAGAGTCACTCACATCAGCGAGGATGATTTGGAAATCTTCATAGGCTCCCTACATGGAGATTTGAGGAGAGGGTTGACGGAGTTACAAGCGGCTGTTTCAAGCAAGTCCAGTCTCCTCAACATGATAGACAAACAGTTGATGCCCTACACTGAATTATTAGAATTAGTAAATAACAATGAATATACGAATGCGGTGGAGAAAGTGCATAACCTACTATACGACTCAGTTGAGATGAAAGCCATATGCGTTGGCTTGCATGATACCATCATCAAGACGGATATGACTCACGGTGAAAAATTCAAATTACTAAGGGTTGTCGGGGAAGCAGAGTGGCGGAGCAGTAGCATGACCCCAAAGGTACTGGCTTCTTGGATGATAGGACAGATGATATGAGCGGAATAGAGGTATTTTTTGCATTTGTTATAATGAGAGGATTGTATAAAGTGATATTCGATAATAATAGGAGATGGAATTAATATGAATGGTGATGAGAATGGTAAAACAAATATTAGATTTTAATGATGATGGGAAAATAGACAAGGAAGATATCAAGCATCTATTGCTTAGATATGAAATAATCTTAGTCGGGGGCTTGCTCCTGACTATACTTCCCTTGCTAAAGTTAGCAGGGGTATTGACATTAGATTCCGATTGGTTCTGGATTTTGGCAGGTGTTGTCATAAGTGCAGAAGCAGTATTGGAAATCTTACAAACAAAAAGGAAAGGTGAATAAAAATGAATGATGAAATAATGAATGAGATAAATAAAGCCGCCGAACTACTCGGCATGAGCGAAGATGAGGCGTTGGCTAAGTTCAATGATATCTGCGCTCAGAATAATCTGAATGCCACAGAGGAACCTCTGTTGGCAAAGGGACTGTGGAGACAATACTTTAGCAGTGCTAGACTAGCACAGCAAAGACCAGCATCAGCGGCAGGTGACAATGACCTGTTGAAGACTGCGTTTGGTTTCTTCATATCCATTGACGAAGCAAGGGACATGATGGCAATCCAGAGAGATAGGATTGTAGCAGACTACCACAGAGATGCAGACACTACGTTTGACATGGGAAAGGTTGCTATCTTCACACCCATGAATGATGGTAAGTACGATGGTTCCATGGTAAAGGATGGAGAGGTTGTTAACCGTGTATTCCCGAAACTACCTGAGAACAACGTTGAGTTGGACAGTGGAGAGTTCCTAGTTCCTCTTGATGCCACTGAGAAGTACGGCACGTATGTCAACAAGAACTACGGTAAGCCACTACCAAAGTCGGAGTTCAGGAGAGGAGGAGTGTTCATCGGAGAGGTTGCTGGTAATCTAGGTAAATACTTCTTCAACTACAAGGGACCACACTCGGTCAACTTCAACCCGAAGACGTTTGAGTTCGTGCAGTTCACATGCATCGTCAACTCAAGCAAGCCTGAGAGGATACATGGTGTCACAGATACGACTGCATCCTCATTGGTCTACAACAACGACCTACCTGATGCGATGGATGTATCAGACATATCGATACAGGATTCCCTCATGGAACAGTCAGAAGGCAACTTTAGCCCACTGATTGACTTGGAGAGATTCCACAGCACAGTCGGGCAGAAGGAATACAACGACAGGTTCGTATTTACTGATGGTAGTGTTACGAGTATCAACATGACTCCTACCAAGAATGGTAACAGGATTCTGACGCTTGATGACTTGAACACCGACTTCGACTTCGACAACGATGGGTGGAGTGGAACGACATGCTGGATACCACCACACATGGACATTGACTTCGGTATTGGTTCAAACGTGGTTGTAGTGGGTAGAACCTCACAGTCAACAGACATGGAAGGAAATCTACAGAACGTAACGATAAACGTAACAGGACTTCATGTTCTCAAGTCAAGAGGCGGTAGCCCTGACGCTATTGAGTTCAACGAGGAAGAAGAAACGGATTGGTTTTTCACATGAGCAAGGGATATTACAAATCGTATCACATCAGTAACTATCGTGATGATGACCATGTGATACATGGGGGTAGTTATTCTATCCCTGCGAGTAACGTCGATTTTGTTACTTGGAAGAAGAACCATGAGACAGGTGAGTTTTGGGTTAAACTACACACTATGTCTGGTAAGGAAGTGAGATTGAAGGTTTCATACGATGACCTCAACAGGATACTAACAACCTGTGGAAACCGTATGGTACATTATGATGAGAATGGTGATGAGAATGGCGTGGAGTACAACTAAGACGGAAGCAATAACGACGACTGAAAAAGAGAAGGGTTCCTTTGCATTGGGAAGGGAAGCGTATCTCGCTAAGAGAAAGGAAGCACAGGATAGGAACAAGAACTTCCTTTGTGTTGGTATTTGGGGTGAGGCTAAATCAGCCAAGTCCGGAGTAGCGGCAGACATCCTCACGGAAGAGGACATAGCGAATGGTATGCATGTCTTCGTGTGGGACTACGACAACAGGTTCATTGACGTAAAGAGGAATCATTACGCCAACATCGAGAACCTAGTCGTGTTCAATCCCATCGAGAGACATCCTGATACACTGGTAGACATTGAAGCCACCAAGCACAATGCGCAGATGCATTACGAGGAGGCCATGTCATATCTGAAAGATGGCAAACTGAAAGCAGTGATAGTAGATGGAGCCGACAAGTTCCTGACTGATGTGTGTGAGACATACATGAGGGTCAAGCACAACCTAGATGCTGACACTGTAATCAAGCAGATGCCCTTCGTGTGGGGAGATAGGAACACTCCTTACAAGAACTTCTTGCACAAGAAGATACTAGAGATGGACTGTCACAGGATAGTGATAGCGCACTCAAAGGAGAAGTACGTGGATGCCAACCCTGTTGGTGTAGTTGCCAACTGGCACGACTCCACTGAGGACATCTTCACATCTACGATTCGGATGGAGCGTAAGATAAAGAAGAACGGACCTACCACATATGTCGCACTGATTGAGGCAAGTGCTAGTAAGCCCGAACTGATTGGTACTAGACATACTGTTCTTACAATTGAGAACGGCAAGGTTGATTGGACTGGTCTTCCCTTCCTCAAGGAAGGGGAACTATGAGAGAGTACACGTATCAGTTCTTGCCTGAGAACTACGATAATCCGGAATCCCCGGTTTTGAAAATAACGAAGTCTTCTTTCGGTTCCTATCAGTGGTGTCCAAAGAAGTACGAGTTCAGTTATATCGAGAGGTTGCCTCAAGACCAGACCGAGGCAATGGCAAAGGGAACGATTGTTCACAATGCTAGAGAGGACTTCTTCAATGCCTTCGACATAAAGAAGGCGGAGAACCTCTCCTACTCGGAACTCGTAAACTACAACATGAGCCTACATCCCATAGATGACTACAGTGAGATGTATGAGACAATATCCATCTTTGAGGCCAATAGGTTTCTAGAGGCCAAAGAAGAGGGAATGTTGGAGAACTTCGTACCTGCTGTGAATGAGATTATGTTCGATGCAGAGATAACGATAGATGCTGACACGACAGACAAGTATCCACTGTCGAGGGACTACGTGGTTCATCTACAGGGAATCATTGACCGTATGTTCTATGAGGAGGGGTCTTACATTCCCATGGAGTTGAAGACTGGTCTTTGGAAAGACTACAAGAAGACGATGATGAGAAAGGAGATGGCGTTCTATCAGTTGTTGTTTGAGAACTGTCCAAGAGAACTACTGGACACTCATGGGCTTGATGGTAACATACCCATCACACATTGGGGTTGGTTCTATCCTGCATCGAACTACGTGTATGTGGAGCCAGCGAAGAAAGGCAGTTACACATCAGTCATCAAGGGTATCGCACAGATGCTACACTCATATGAGCAAGGCATCTTCCCTACGAAATACTTCGCAAAAACGTGCGCGAGTTGCAGTTTCTACGGAATCTGTGACGCGGCTAACGAGGAGAGTTGGTTATGAAAATAGAAATAGAAGCAAAGAGATTGAAGAATTACTTAGAAGACGTATACCTAAAGGGTAAGTATTACGATGGTGCATCATCGAAGAACGGCATACTTTCTGATTATGCCATGATGTCAGTCGAGGATACAGGTGAGTTGAGGATTGCAAATGCAAGTCCATCTGTCGCTTGTAGGATAGACCATCACTTTACGGATGAGCAGGATGTGAGTCAAGGGGCATGTATCATTGACATCGCTAATGTACTCAAGCATCTGAAAGTGTTCAGCGGTGATATGAAGTTCACCTGCAACGACCACATCGTAATGACTGACAGCACGAAGAAGGCATCCCTGTCCAAGGCACTGACACATCCGCACATGGATATGATAAACAGGATATTGGAATACGACCTTGGCCCACTATCGAGGTCACAGAGAGCGGGCCAGTTGGGTATAGTGCAGTTTGGTAAGACTCAGTTCGATAGTATGGTTACTCTTCTTGAGGATGATGCTGTTGATGCGGCAAAGGCATGTGATGTTCTTAACTTGGCTAGATACAAGTTTGACTTCACATCTGGTGATGTGTTGCCAAACTCAAACCCAAGGGATACCAAACTCACAATATCTTCTCAGAAGACCGAGGTTGATAGAGTCGAGGTATCCGTTGACATGGTGAATGCCGATGGTGTTGATTCGACTGTTGAGTTCACTGGGCCATTCAGTGGTTTTGTCAGTGGGCTTGTGAGTGTGTTCCTAAAGGATGATAGTCCTGTTATGTTCTACTCACCAAACAGGTTGCTCATCAAAGCACCCTATCTATCGAGGTGATGACATGCAGTGCGTAATTTGTAACTTACAGATAGAAGAAGAGGAATATGGATGGAAGCATGGTCATAATGCTTCTCCTGTGAAAGAGGGAAGATGTTGTAGTCAATGCAACTATAGCGTTGTGCTACCAATGAGAATGAGGATGATAAGAAATGATAATAGACAAACTGAAAGAAGGAATAGGACTTAGATGGAGAGACCCCAAGACTCTTGAAAGAGAGAGCAAGGAGGTCTCCTTCCATGAGTTTCCACCACACTTCTTCGTGAAGAAGAAACATGGGTGGACTGAACACGGTGACAGGATTGAATATCAAGATGGTCAAGAGAAAGTAATGCGGTTCAAGGATAAGTGGGGGAACTTCAATTTAGATGTGAAATTCCAACACGGTGACTACAAGAACCTAGAAGGCGATGAACTAGTCAAGGTGACTTGGAGTCCACCACGGCCATCGTACTCGTATCGTTTGAGGAACAACTTTCATGCTTCATACGAGGCAGATGTCTCACACCACTACAGGTATGCTGTTGATTGCATCGATGAGATGCCTGAGTATGAGATGCGTAAGTGGTATTGGGATATGGAGTGGATGCAAGGTGGTGAGCATGATGGTGCTATCACTTGTATCGTAGTGTATGATAACTACATGAAAAGGTATCGTACTTACTTTTGGCAACCAGAGATGGAATCATTCTTGGAACAAGGATATGACGTTTCGACTTCTCGTCTGTTTGACTCTGAGGAGAAGATGCTGATATGCTTCTTATCTGATATGATAGATGATGACCCTGACATGCTTATCTCTTGGTTCGGTTGGAAGTTCGATTTGCCGAAGTTGATTGAGAGAATGGTACATCATGGGGTTGACCCCAAGTTACTGTCACCATGGAACGAGGTCACTGGTGTCTCTTGGAAGAACGGCAAACCAACCATGGATGAGGGAACGGTAACTTCCTACTCTCCGATAGCACAACCAATCAAAGGTAGGATTTGTGTTCCACTTGACTTGGCATTTGAGAGACAATGGAACGATGCACAGAGAGGAACACTAGCATCGATGTCACTGGACTACATCTCTGAGACTGTACTAGGTCGCAAGAAGTTAGTCAGTGAAAAGTTCCCTGATAAGAATGAGTTCTTTGCAAGAGGGTGGCTTGAGGATACACAGAGATACGTTGAGTATGCTAAAGTAGACGTTGAACTATTAGTCCTAATAGATGAAATGCAACACACAACAGAAGCAATCGTATCACTCCAAAGGCTTCTCAAGGCTCCCTTCGATGCTTGCTTCTATGCGAGCAACATGGGTGGAATATACTTCATGCGAAACGCCCCTTGGAAGGCTCCTACGGGCGAGAAAGGACAGCGGGTGTCCTACGACGGCGCGATGGTGTATGACCCTCTCAGCGAGTCCACAAATGGACTCCATTTAGGTGTCGCGGCATTCGACTACGCACAATTGTATCCATCTATGATAATCGCTAGGAATATCAGTTGGGAGACCGTATCGGAAGAACCAACTGCCTTTGCAGTCAATATCAGGACACCAAAAGATTTCAGCGAAGTAAAGGAATATGATATGAAATATTTCAAAGTGGATGAACTTGGCTTACTACCAAGAGCAGTTCTAGAGTTGAAAACACTAAGGAATGAATACAAATCATTGGCTAGGAATGCCGAGTCTGAAAGTGATTACAACAAGTGGAATAATAACCAACTTGCAGTTAAGAGGCTCATGGCATCCTTCTATGGTATCATCGCGTACCAAGGCTTCGGATGGGCTAACGTCGAACTCGCCGCTTGCATCACTGCTAGTGCGAGAGAAGCAATACGTCTAGCCGCATTCAAAGTCAAGGAGATGAATTGAATGGGAAACAAGACAAGATGTAAGGTCTGCAAGTTGATGGCGGAAACGTCTGAGGGTTGTATGACTGCACATGGGTTCGCGTGTAGAACCTGTGTAGGCCACTGGTTAGAGGACTACATAAAAATGGTAAATCCATTTACACACTTAAATCAAAATGATATATTCAAATTAGGAGATGAAAATAGATGACAAGAAGAGCAAGAAGCGTAGCACATGTAGAATATGAGATACTGCAATGGGTTGGAGACCGGGCATGGTTAGATGGTCTGATGGCTGAGATGGTTCCTAAAGGAGACAAGGTTGCTGAGAAGAGATTCAGGAAGGGCGCAACTAACATCAGTGGGTATCTACGAAACATGATGGATAGGAGACAACACAAGTTGCCTAAAGACCACGACGATTACAAGGAGAAGATAGAATGAAATGTTATGATTGTGAAGAACCTGCAACTGTTACTGACTTAGGCCACAGAACATATCCCTCAAAAAGAAGTGGTCTAGTGTCACAGACTCATTACTGTAAACAATGTTATGCCTATGAATTGCAAGCAAGGGCAGGGCATTTGTTGGATGAATACAAGGAGGAGAAGATAGAATGAACAGAAAAGAGGCTATTGATTTTGCTAGGTATGAGGAATTAAACTCCCTCTTACGATGGATGGAGACATACATGAGAGATGCATCAGAGGAGCAACTAGAGTCCTACCTTGGCATCAAGAATGAAGTACTAAGACGAATCGTCTACAGGAGTTTTGGGGAGGAAGAGTGAATGAGTCAGACATGGAAGGATTACTACAGAGCAAAGAAAGCATACAAGATAAAGTTTAGACAATGGAGGAAAAGAAATGGAAATAGATGAAAGAGCAGACTACCAATACCTGAAAGGGAAACATGAAGGAATAAGGTTAGCACTTGGTATCCTGAATAGAAGAGATGTACATCCAACATCTATTCGATGGTTAGCCAAAGAGAAGGGTATCATTGAGTATCAAATCGAGTTATTGGAGAAGAAAATGTATGCTACTACTTACAAACCTATGACAGTCGCTCAGAAGGCGGGTTGGCCTTTTAACGCTCAGGGTGAGGAAGAATGAACTCTGGTATGTACTGGTCTATGATGCATAGATTGAATCAAGGCCGAGTAAATGCAAGGCAACTGCAAAAACAATTAGGAGATGAGGAAGAATGAAGGTAGTTTACGGACACACTGATTCCATCTATTGTACTGTTGATTCAGTAGAGCAAGCAAAAAACGTGCTTGAGGAATTGAACGAACACGTTAGAAGTTACTTTCCTAATCTGCTAGAGTTGAATGAGCATCCAGTCGTCATAGAGTTTGAGAAATACTTTGAGAGTCTAGGTGTCGGAGCGACGAAGAACAGGAACGCTGGTCTGATTACTTGGAAGGATGGTAAGTTCTTGGATGAGAAGGAATTCGTGATGACGGGGTTTACTGCTAAGAGATTATCAGAAACCAAACTTGCGAAGGATACTCAGTTGTCTGTGCTGAACATGTGGGTCGAGAATAATACTGAACAAGAAATAGCGGATTTTTTGAGAGATAGATATAATCAAGTTTTATCAGGACAGATTCCGATTAGTGAAGTATTGAAACGTAGTCGATATAGAGAGGCTAGGTTTTCGGTCAAGTGTGGTAATTGCAAGAGGAAGAAGACATTGGATGAGTTGACTAAAGGGCCATGTTGCAACAACATGAACTTACAGACTCTTGAGGGTAAGAGGCCAACAGTTGGTGCTGGTGTCGAGGGGGTTGTTTACTACAACAGTGTGAACAACATTCCCATCGAGGACTCGTATCTGTTCCTCAGAGTCAAGGAGAATCATCTGAACTATTGGCATCCCATCAAGCAGGATTACGTCAAGCCAAACTATGTGGCAGGTTTGACTGAGGCTGACTTCGCTGTGTATCAGGCTGATTGGGCGCACTATGCTGATTCAGTCATCAAGAAGGCAGAGCCAGTTTTCAGGGCGATGGGCTGGGACACAATGCAAATAAAGAGGGATTTGAGCCAAAGCACGTTGGGGGAGTGGTTCTGAACGGAAATGACATAGAACATTGGGGGCAAGACCATTTTGCTAGGATGGCCTTGTTTAGGACAATAGCGGCAGGATTGAACATCTTCCTGTCGTTGGTGTTGATAGCGAAAGTATTTGAGTTGATATAAATGGAAAGAATAGAAAATAGAGTTAGAGAATTGTTGAATGAAAAAGAATGGACTTTTGCAGACTTACAGAACATGGAAAGTATTGTGAAAGAGTTTGCTGATATCCTAGAAAAGGAACTGGATTATGGTTTCATTGCTAGGTTGTGTGAAGCAGAACCAATAGTCGAATATATGTCTAAAGAGACAACCTTTGGCGATTTGTTTTGGCGTATAAGACAATCCACACTGCAAAGTTATGTAGCAAAATACCTGAAAGAAGAACTAATGAATGCAAATGTAAATTTTAATGGAGGAGATAAGAATGAGGTTCCCAAGGGAAGTGTGGGCGGGAAGCCATCTAAGAAACGCACCACAGATGAAAAGAAGAATAGTGAAGAGTAAGCAGGAATTCGTTGATTGGGTCAATACCTACAACGGTAGGATGAACTGCTACACGACAGTCTATGACTATGCTGATTTCACTGACAATGCGAAGGTGGATTCCTCTGTCGTAATCGATAGGATGTTCTTAGATTTCGATGCTCACGATGAGCCTCTTGAGAATGCATATCAGGATTTCCTAGCAGTCCACGAATACTTTGTTAGTAACAATATCAAGCATGACACGATATTCTCAGGGAAAGGATTTCACATCATCGCTTACGGTGAGGTGGCTGATGATATCCGAAGCGTTCAACGGTATTATACCGACTTGGCTAAACATTATCCTACGCTTGATAGAACTGGTATACAAACCAATAGACTTCGTAGGATTCCTAATACGATGAATCTTAGCACAGAAGAGGGACTGTACTGTTATCATATTAATCCAAAACCATTTGGGAAGTTTATGCCAAATAGAATTAAAACGTATCTAATTTATTCTAGGGCTACTAAAATTGATTCTCCAACCGGAGATAAACTAATACGATGGCCGAAGGTAAAGCCAGTTGCAGTATCAGAGGTAGAGATAGAAGTTCCTGAATCATTAGGAACTCTACCCATACTTCCTTGCTTGCATAATGCCATTACTGTCGAGAACCCTAGTCACTATGCTAGGGTGTATCTGGTTCAGTGGTATCGTGACTTGTTGAGTCTTGGTGTGCGTGATGTGGACATGGATTCAAGGAAGCAAATCACTGACAGGATAATGAAGGAACTCACAACCATTGCCAGTAATGATGAGATATGGTTGGATTGGGATGAGGCTAAAACGAAGAGCCATGTCGATTTCATTGTCAATCGTGGGTATCATGCTCCCGGTTGTAAGAACGTATTGATACCACAGGGATATTGTGTGGGAAAGTGTTGGAGGTATCACGATGAATAAGTTGGTGATTGACAGCAGAGAGGATTCGGACTTGACCGCCTATGTGATTGACAAGGCCACGAAGATGAACATTCAATATGAGAAGGAATGGTTGGAAATTGGTGACTATGTATTCAATGATGTATGCTTTGAAGCCAAGTCGTCTTTTGATTTTCTACAGTCTGTAATGAACAAGAGACTGTGGAATCAACTAGACAACATGGACAGGGCATTCGACAACAACGTAGTGATAGTGTATGGTGACTTCAAGTCAGCATTCGACTCCTACAAGGCATATGGACAGGGCCACTTCAACACTGTATCAAATAAGTTCCATGGAGCCATGGGCAAGATAATACTAGACTTGGACTCAAGCATACTATGGGTCAAAGATGCGAAGACTGCGGCACACATGATTTGTGTAGTCTGCAAGATGCAACCAATCGCTAGGGATGTGTATAACCCTAGACTGATTAAACAGAAGAGAATCAGCACTACTGATTTGAGATTAGATGTACTCACGACCATACCGGGAATAAGTGAGAAGAAAGCCAAACTACTCATTGATGAGTTTGGTTCTATCATGGAGATAGGAGAAACACCACCATCGGAGATTGCTATGCTAGATGGGTTCGGTAAAGTGTTAGCAGAGAGAATCCATGAGTTATTGAACTCAGAGGACAAACAGGTGATATGAATGGAAATATATGATAATGATGAAGAAGACAGATTGTATTTTGAGCAACAGGAGAACACCGCTTCTTTTGCTCAGATGCAAAGAAGAACGCAAGCGTCGGTTCTACCGAAGGTAGTCGAGGCATACATGAGAAGTGCATCAGAGGTATCTCTGCACAATCCTGTTCCCTCGGCCATGTCGTTCTATGTGCTACTAGGACAGTTGTGCAAGGACATGGTAGCAATACCACATGGTAGGAGAATAGACGACACTAGGATACAGTTCCTATGGATGCAGACATCCGGTACTGGTAAGTCCACTCTATACGATTTCTTTGGGCCTGTGTCCAAGTTGACGTTCGACCTAATCAATCAAAAGCACCGTACTCAGTTTGATATATTCTCAGTGAAGGATACTACTGATGCGGCACTGGTTGGTTCTATGGGAAGCGAGATTCAGGAAGAAGAAGATGAGAACGGTAATATGGTCAGAAGACAGGTTGCCATTCAAATCGATGGAGCGTTGGAAGGCGAAGGACTAGCCGCATACGATGAGTTTGAGTATTCGGGAGTGTTCAAGCAATCACAGCACAAAGAGAACGTGGTGATGTATCTCAACACTTTTATGAATTCTCTACATGGTGAGAATTGGGTCATAACAAAGAAACTCAAGGAAGGGGATACCATTGAGTGCAGATGTCAAAGGTCACTGTTCGCTACTACATACATACCGAAGACACTGACAGGAGTTATCGCTGAGAAGGGTGTGATTCAAAGATGCGCTATCTACATTCGTGAGGTTCCTCAAACAATCCAAGACGAACTTCGTGATGCTATCTTAGAAGAAGTAGGCACTATCCGAAACAGGGATTTGCCTATCACTAAGTTCGCCAACAACTTCGTGAAGATGTACGAGGTATTGAAAGAACACTACGAGGAGAATGGAGAAGACCCATTGTCCACAGTGAAGTTTGGTGATGGTGTCATAGATGCTTTGAAGAACGAGTCTTGGAAGATGAGAAACTACGTTACCAACAGTAGACCAGAAGTGTTTGAGATTGCAAGCAACTTCATCACTAGGTTGAACGGTACTCTCATCCGGATGGCTGTTTTATCTGCGATAGCGGAAGCACCGAGCATCACAGACAAGACAAAGAGATTCATAGTAACTGAGAGAAACGTAAGACAGGCTTCGTTCCTCGTAAGACAATGCTATCAGTCACTAGTCTCTTGGTTGGACATGGCATTGAAGGTTCAAGCGAATGGATTGAAGGACAGAGCAAACCTAGCGATATTCAAGAAAACATACAAGCAACTTCGCAAGGGAGATGACGATTGGGTTAACAAAACCGCAATGTTGGACTCCGTAAGGAAGGAAAGTCGCAAGGGACAAGCCACAGTTTATCGCTGGTTCAATGACTTAGGCGACAATTTTGAGACAAAGATGATAGGGCGAAGGGCTTATGTGCGGTTTAAGGAGGCAGAGGGTAATGAGTAGTATATTTGAGAACAAATATGTTGTTTTTAACACCAGTGATGGACCCAAGGTAATCCTAGAATCTTTGAATACCTACGGTGCTGACGGTTGGGAATTGGCTACAATGATAACCATAAACGAGGGTCAGTACATTGTTGCTTATTTGAAGAAAGCCACTTTGATAGAGGCTCCCAACCCCGAACAAACTAAGCAGAGTAAGATTGCAGAGTTGTGGTCTGGTGATGAGGGCAAAGAATGAGCGTTTTAGCAATTGACTTGGAAACCAAGAATATGTCTCACGACATAGGCGGTTGGGGTAATACCCACATGTTCCAAGTGTCAACGGTATGTACATGGGATGGTGACAAGGGAACCATATACATTGACAAAGCAGTGGATGATTTGAAGAAGAGCAACATAGAAATCAAACCTCTGTCACAATTGAAGTTTGACTTGGATGACCACCTTGAGAAGGGAGGCACTTTGCTTGGACATAACATCGCTGGCTTTGACCTACCTGTTTTGAAGAACGCAATGGACATCTACTGCATCAAGAAGTATATGGATAACAAGGCATACATCGATACGAGTAGGATACTCAACAAGGAATACGGCGAGAGATACTCTCTATCGAATCTGGTACAGCACACTCTTGGTTCTGACAAGATGATGGAGAGCGCAATGGCTCCCGAAGTATGGAAGGCTGGTGGATACTCAGAGGTAGCAGATTACTGCTTGAAAGACTGCCAGTTGGTGTATGACCTTTGGCAACACGGCCAAAACAATAAAATGGTAAAGGGGTTCTCAATAGACCAAGAGGAAGTCCTCGATTTAGGAGTTGATTGGTAATGGCAACGGCATTGGAATGGGTGGCATGGACAGTATTTGTACTTGTGATTAGCCTACTTTTCTTCGCGGCGTTCGGCGGTTCCAAGTATTCAGAGACTAACATAGAAGAGTACATGGACAAGTTGATTGCTGAGGAGATGGAACGTAGTGGCTCTCAAGGAAACATGTAGGTTCTGTGGAAAGGAAACTATTCCTATTCGCATACAAGGGCAGATAGTAGGCTCTCCTGTCAAGATGAAGATTTGGCAGTGTAGAGAATGTAAGGGGCTTTGGTCGGATTAATTTCCGGCCAAGGCTCCGCTTTTTTTATCGCAAAAATTGTGACTTTTACTAGTCGAATCCTCACGAATTCGTTCTGCATTAGGAATAAACTATTTTTTGTGTAAAAAGACCCTCCTCCGAAGTTTAAATACGAATAAATGTGTGATTTTTCACTTCCGAAACTGGTTGCGGCCCAGTCGAAAGTCTGCACTACACAACAAAAAATTTCACATCTAATAAAAAAGTAAAATAACTAGTGGTGTAAATTCTGCACCACATGGATGTTGGGAGGAAAACTGAATGGCTAATGAGAAAGATAGGCATATTGATTCGATGAAGAAAAAACACCCTGATTGGGACTGGGACTACTGGGTGGCACAGGTTACATGATACACACTACTAAAATTGAGTTTGAGATTTATTACAATCAAGGGGAACTGTACAGGGAGAAATGAGAGTTGGAGTATAGCCCTTTTCTACCCGTCTATATTTTGATGGGTTTCTTTTTCTTCTGTGCTACATTTCTTTTAGTGAATGAGTTCAAGGAACTAGCCAAGTATTTCAGGAGTGAGGACACATGATTGAAATTTTGGACATGAGCCTTCTAGATAATTTTAGTATTGAAGTGCCTTTGGGTTTCTATGCTCCCTACCTAGTAGTCCTCGCAAGCGGTCTAATTTCGTGGTTGGGTAGGTTGGACTACCTTGCAATGGAGTGGGCCAAAAGTGAGGCTCTCTAGGGTGGGGTAAAACGGTCATTTAGAAAACTAATTTACAATGGGGTTGCATTTTGGATTTACCGTTGAAGAAGGTCAGATTGAACCGCTTTCGATGGTGGGACTGCGAGTTAATTTAGCCAAGATGGTATTGTTGGTAGGTTTGCCATCGCTTCATATGGGTCATCATAGTCACTTGGCAAATCCAGAAGTGCCTGTCTGTATGTAGCCAACTCAGTCTGTTGTGCCTCTGTCAAGGTATTGTAAAGTAAGACCCCTTGATACACATCTACTCTCTTCAAGCGGAAGTTTCTTTTCGCTCTGAGTTCCTCCCAAGCAAATGCATCTGCTTCTGTCTCATCATATAACGAATGACCCGGACCCACATTGTAATCCACTGTCACGTTTGGGTTTCTTTCCTGCTCTTCTTCACCATGTTCAACCATATTATCACCTAAGCGTTATCAATACTATACCAAATATGTACCACGTAATCACCCATGTCCACTGCACCGGATTCCCTTCTACATGCTAGTGTATCCCCTGCACTGTATGAAGCATCTACTCCTGTGACTACTAGATAATGGTCAGTTGCATTAGAGTTCTCACTATTCTGTCTTGTGAATTGACTGGCGTTGTAAGAGATATTAGTTAGCGTTCCTGTTCCTGCATCTCCATTTGCGAATATCCTAAACACTTGAGCATCAGAACCAGAAAGAACAACTCCATTGGTGTGAAATGCAACTGCTCGTATGGTGATATCTCTAGGTAAGGCGTATTTCGGTAGACCTGCTTCGTTATCATCAAATGTCAATAATTTCAGTCCATTACCCTGACCTGTGGCAGTTCCATAATCCAATGCACCAAAAGTCAATTTATGCCAAAGGTTCCAACCATTCGCATTCGATACTGCTTCGATTCCCCCGACATTGTTTATCTTGACTCTCTGAGAACCATTCGTCATCAATGCTAGAGTGTGATTGGTCGAGGTTCCGAATACTCCTGTGGCCGATTGTGCCTGTGTTTTTATTCCTGCACCACTGGCTCTTTCAACGAATAATTCTCCATTACCACCATCTATTCCCTCTAGGTGTAATAGATGGTCAGGAGCAGAACCAGCATCCCCAACTCCTATCCGTTGTGTGCCAGCATTGATGAAGAAAAAATCATTAGTAGCGTCTGTATTGTAAGTGAGGTCAATATCATCTGATTGTGTATTGAACTCAATCTGTCTAGAGGATGCTCGGAGTCTCATGTATTCTTGCTCATCGGAATTTGCTTCTGTGAGTTTGAATACTAACTCTCCACCATTAGATGCCGCAGTAGCATCATCATTATGCATTGTTATTCTACCATACTCTTGCTTGTTTCCTGCGTCATCCCTACCTGTGAAGACTAGACTTCCCATATGGTCGTTATCTGCGGGTGAAGCAGAATCTCGGAAGAATTCCAAGATAGGCCCATCAACTGCATCTGCGTTGTTATTGGAAAGAATGAGAGTAGAAGTGTTAGATGCACTATTCTTTATCGTAGTTGATTTAGTCTGTGCGTCTATTGTTATAGTTCCATCCGCATTAACTTTCATGCTTTGAATACCTGATATGTCATTGACGCTGAATATATCACCGCTTGACATCGTAGGTCCGATTGAGAAAACCTGTCCCTCTGTCCCTTCAAAGGATAGGGTATTGTCATCCAACACCTTGAGATACATTGGAGAGTTGTCCTTACCTACCAGTTTGATTTCTGGTTGGGAAGTCTGACTCACATTCGGAGTAATCAGGATGTCCTTATCGCTATCTGCCATCTAAGCACCATCCCTTCCACGCAATGCGGCAGTTATTTGCTTTACCTCTGTCGCACTGAGTTCCCTGTTGTAGCAGAGAAAAGCACCCATCTTGGCATCCCAGCCACTTGCATACACATCATCTCCACCAACAGTTGCCGCGTCATCACTCAATGTCGGACAAGCACCTGCATTTGTTCTCGATGCTATTTCCTCTCCATCTCGATATATCTTCATAGTTGCACCATCTGCTGATTTGGTGAAAACGTGAACCCAAAAGTAATTGACATGACTACCCGGATTACTACTAGTGTTTACTCTACCACCCCCACTACTAGTAGAAGTTGAACCGTTGGTATCAAAGTAAATCTGAGAATTGCTCCACGGTAAATGTGCAAAGTATCCTCTAGCGTCAGTTCCAGTACCATCTCCCATATACCACTTGAAAGCAGACTTAGCCGTTATAGAATCATTAGTGCAGTAGAAGACAAAGGAAGCACCACTCGATGAGTCTATTCCAAAGGAATTAGAGGCAGGGCCACTAGCCATAGCCGAATCAATCGAATCCGGTTGTTGATATCCACCAACAACAGGTCTTGTATTGTATGTGGGTGCAGATGACCAAGTAAAGTCTCTACCATTTCCGCTTACATCAGTCCAAGTCGTTCCGCTACCGGGAGAACTCTTGCTATTGGAAGCATCCAGATTCAACTGCATACCGCTTTGCGGAATCGAAGGCCCACCTGCTACACCCATCAGATAAACCTCCCTTTATGTGCATTGTAGTTCTGCAATACTTCTGCATCCGAGAGTTTCTTGTTGTATAGTTTGATTACTCCCATGTAGCCTGACCATTCCCCGGAAGTGGTGTATCTAGTTCCTATTCTGAAATTATTGCCGAATTCCTCATCACAGGAATTTGTTGTATCTGCCGTGCCTGTCACATCGACTCCATCGATGTAGACCTTCGACCCACTGGAATCAGATGTCACTACGAGATAGTGAAATGCATCATTGAATATGTTTGTGTTGTTTGCCGTGAAGGAACCACCGTCATTGTACTCCAATGTAGAATGCCAGTTTACGTTATGGCTCTGGTAGTTCGACAGACACCAATTACCACCGTCATTCCTACCATCAAAGAAGTAGTCCGTATTTCCACCCGCGGCCCCATTAGCACTCTTGTTGTACCACACGCACCAACTAGCGGCTCCACTACCTGAACCACCTAAGTCACCCTCGACGTTCATCCCACGCTCTCCGTCAAAGTCGAAAACCCCTCCCTTGGCAGAATTATACGCTGGCATGTTGGCATCGCTTTTGGTATGCGTACCACTACCGGGATTACCATTAGCCCCTGTCACAGAGTATCCAGAAACCAAACAAGTAGCGGTAGTTGCTCCATTAGAGAAACACTTAGAATTACCCGCATCCAAAGCGAAAACCAAACCATCATCAACGACCCTAGCACCATTGTAAAATCCCATTACTCTTCCTCCGATTTGTTCATTGCGTCTTCAAAAGTTAATGGTTCATAATCAGGAGCATAGATGTCTTCTTCTACTACTGGTTCGTTCCACTCATCCCCTAGAATTATCTGTCTCATCTCAACTTGATTATACGGCCCTTCTGCATCTTTTATCTTGTTCATAAAAGAGGGCTTTGGGAACTTCCTATCACAACAATTGCATCTTTCCACCCATCGTACTAATGCTCTTGTCTCCTCTACATTGAGTCTTATTGTTTCTCTATCGTCTAGAGTCTTAGTAAAATCTACTAATTCCAAATCAGATGAATCAATTATGTAATACGTGTTCATACACCAAATCTCCCTCTAGTCGCTTCAAAATTCTGTTTGACTTCTGCCGCTGTTAACGCTCTTCTATACATTCTAGCCATTGACGCTTGGCCGTCAAAGAAACTACTTTGCGCTCCACTTGCGGCATTTTTGCCACAGAATATCCAATCGTTTTGGTCGGCATTGTATAATGAACCTGCGGCATTCAAATCGCCGGGGTCCATAGACTGACCTAGTTCCCCATTCTTGTATATTGCAATCAGAGTGTCATTCTCCCATGTCATAGCCAAATGAGTCCATTCATCATTCGATATGCTAACTGTTCTTTCTTTGATTGTTACTGTATTGTCAGATGCTCTGACTCTACACCATGCGCTTACTACCAAATCAGTTGAATGTCGCCATAGCCCATGAGAGCCATCATAGTTGCCTCTGCATAGTATCGACCCCCGAAATCCATTGTCCCAAGTAGAGCCTGTAGGTACATATATCCAACATTCTAACGAGAATGGGTCAGCAAAGGTAGCAGGATAGTTATCGTGTGCAATCTGAACGAAGTCATTTGTTCCATCAAAATCAAAGGATTTGTTCGATGCATTGTAAACAGCACCACTAACTGTGACAGTAGCACCCGTAGAAATATCACTAGCAACTCCGGTTTGTGAATCCGTGTTAGTGCCATTTTTTGGATTCTGTATGTCAATACAATAATCCATGTTAGCCTGTGTTACTTTGGGACCATAGTGCATTAGTATTCCACCACCATCTTCTCGACATCTTTTCTCTCGGCCTGTATGAAGTAGAAGCAGTCTATTGGAGTATCAGTCTGAGTTCCAACATACACCTTGTTGTTCTCTATGTGGTCAACGTATATCTGTTGGAATCCCTTGTTGGGAGTCAGTTGAACTGTGATTGTATCCTCATCAACTAGACCTAGCCAGTAGTCAGGTAGTTCGATTACATCTCCCTCTAATCTGCCTCTGATGTAGACACCGTGTTCCGGTCCTTCCAGAGAACCGTGATGTAGTCTCATCCCCTCTTTTGTTGGGTGTTCTATATCGAAAGACTTCGTAGCGGCTGAAAATGCACCTGCTACTGTGACTGCTCCACTAGAGGCGATAACCATCCTGTCGGTTCCGCCAGTTTGGAATGACTGAGTGCCAGTCGTAAAGATAATTCTGTTTTGCGAAGTTTCTCCGCCGTGTGCTAAGGCGTAATTAACAACCGCACTACCCGCAACTTGCAATTCCGCTTCGGGACTCGTAGTGCCTATTCCAACCCTACCTGCGCTTGTTATGTGCATCCTAGTATTTGAGTCAGTGTTGAAAGATTGAGTATCAGTACCAAATGTAATGGTGTTGTTAGTATCTCCTGTATGCACAATTCCACTTGCTGTTGAAATAAAGCCATCTACCTCTAATGGGAAAGCAGGACTCGTAGTGCCTATTCCGACATTACCCGATGTGTCAATGACTAGCCTCGGTGTGGTATTCACCTCATCATAGATGGAGAACTTATCCGAGTTGCTTGCTAACTTACCAAGACTCCACTTGTTAGTTCCCGCTTCTGAGAAGAACACTACTGCATATCCATCATTAGGTGTGTCTATCTTTATCCCCGCGTTTGCATCTGTTGATTTGAATAGTGCTAAGTCATTGTCTGCACTTTCAACATGAAGTGGCATTGAGGGACTTGTAGTGCCTATTCCGACATTACCTGTGTTGCCCTCTATAATCACGGCTTCTGCTTGCGTACCATCGGATTCTGTTCCCCCTGCATTAACCCTGAATCGTATGTCGTCACCGTCACGAACAGTCTGTAAAACCAAGTGGTTTCCAAATCCTTCGACAATTGAACTACCTGTATCTCCATGAATATGAACGTGACCACTGTTAGTATTTCCTAGTTTTAGATAGCCTGAACCATTGGCTAGAACACTTCCATTGTTGTTTACAAGCACATTACCTGCAACATCTAGTTTTTCACTAGGGTCTGTATTGCCTATTCCGACAAGGCCATCATGGGTGATTCTCATTCTCTCTGATAGGCCATCATCACCTGCATCATTAGTAGCAAAGACTAGATTGGCATCGTGATTAGCCGCAGTAGAACCTGCGCTTGTATCTCTTACCGCCGCTATTGATGCTCCCATACTGTCAAAGTCTGTTTCTGAACTGACATCGAATGCTATACCTGTGAAGGCATCTGTAGTATCTGTGTTATTTCTCAATAGCATTGCATAACGATACGTTTCATTTGTTGAGGCATATGTCGTAGTATCTCCTGATACCTCAACATGAAGTTTTGCCGCAATAGGGTTGGTGTCTCCTATCCCTACCTTGCCATCACCTGCGATTGTCATCCTTACATTTGAAGTGCTTCTATCTGCGGCAGTCTTTGTATGGAATTGTATGTCTGCGGCATCGTTGTCGTAAAGTGATGCAAGGTGAAGAACCCCTGTACCGTTATCATACCATAGTTGCCCACCTTCGGTAAAGTTATCAGCAGTTCCCAATAACTCAATTGCAGGGTCAGCATTAGCATTGTCAGTTCCAGTGACTCTTATTGAAGGATGGTCAGCACCCGATACATGGAGTTCTGTTGAAGGACTCGTAGTACCTATGCCAATATTACCAGCAGAATCTATTCTCATCCTTTCAGCATTACCTGAGCCAGCATTGTTGGTGAAGAAAACTAAGTCTCCTTTAGCCCATCCGTTTGCAACTCTAGTGTTATATGTGGCCGAGATAGCTGCTACTGCTACAGGGTTTGCATTAGCAGGATTACCATCATCATCTTCATGAGTAGTGAATGCTATGTGAGGAGCCCAGTTGTTATCTGTTGGGTCTTCATTATGTAAGGCAAGTCCAATTTCTTGAGAATACCAGTTGGTGTTTGCATCATCAGCATGGATGACCATCTTAGCAGTACGTTGTTCGCTACTTACTAGATAAGCACCACTTGATAATTCATATGCATTTGAACCAACGTGTAGTAAAGATGCAGGTGCATTGCTACCTATTCCCATATTACCTGCTGATGTTATCCTCATCCTCTCTGCGGTTGTATCTCCGGCAGAAGCAGTATCATTAGTTGAGAATACTAATGACCCTCTTGAAAATGAATGGTTTCCGTCTTCATTGATAAGATGGCTTATCTTCGCACCTACTGTTGTACCATCACTTGACTGTGCAAAACCAATTGAGACTGCATCTCCGGCAGTGCTTGTTTCTGTGGCTTTGAGCATGAGATGGAAGTCACCATCTGCGGGTGATGAGTCGAAGTCGTAGGCGGTTTTCTCAACATGCAACTTGCTAACTGGGGCAGTAGTGCCTACTCCTAAACTAGTTCCATCCCATGTCAGATTCGCCTCTCCGTTCAATGCAGTTGTACTGGTAGCAGTGATTATTCTGTTATCTGCACCATTCGCTAGAGTGAGTCCATCTCCAACAGTACCTGCCGCTACCTCTAGGTCAATGGTTCCGTCAGCATCTTGGTAGTCTACAGTAATGTTAGTCTCAGTATTGCTACTGAACATGGCTCCTACTGTGTCTTGTATTACTTCTGCTAGAGCAACACTTCCTACGGTAATAGCATCTGCTTCTAACGTACCATCAATATCTGCATTCCCTGAGATATCTAATGTCGTTGCTTCTAATGTTCCTAGTTTCAAGTCAGCGAGTGCGTACCCTGTTCCAGTAATAT